AACGGAGATACTGCTGGATTAGCTGCAAGAACAGACTTAATCGCAGATTCTTGGTTCTCACCTGCTGGTTTCAACAGAGGAGTATTAAGAGGCGTAGTTAAACTTGCTTACAATCCTAACAAAACACAAAGAGATGAATTGTACAGAGCTAGAATTAATCCAGTTGTTACAATGCCAGGACAAGGTACTATCTTGTTTGGTGATAAAACTGGTTTATCAACGCCGAGTGCATTTGATAGAATAAACGTAAGAAGATTGTTCATTACTTTGGAGAAGGCAATATCAACTGCTTCTAAATTTCAATTATTTGAATTTAATGACGAGTTTACAAGAGCTCAATTTAGAAACATAGTTGAACCATTCCTAAGAGATGTACAAGGTAGAAGAGGTATTACAGACTTTTCAGTAGTTTGTGACGAAACAAATAACTCTCCAGACCTTGTTGTTGATAGAAATGAGTTTAGAGCAGATATATTTGTTAAACCAAATAGATCAATTAACTTTATACAACTACAATTCGTTGCAACAAGATCAGGCGTTGCATTTGAAGAAGTGGTAGGAGGATAAACACATGCCAAATATAAATGACTTTAAAGCTAAGTTAAGAGGCGGTGGAGCTCGTGCCAATCAGTTTAGAGTAACAATGCCTTTCCCAGGTTATGCTGCTGTAGGTGGGGAGACTGAAAACATGTCTTTCTTATGTACATCAACATCTTTACCTGGTATGACTGTAACGGAAGTTGCGATACCATTTAGAGGTAGGGAGTTATATGTAGCAGGTGACAGATCATTTGCAACATGGACTACAACTATCTTAAATGATACAAACTTCTTAATCAGAAACGCATACGAAAGATGGTTAAACGGTATTAACAATATGTCAGATAACGAAGGATTAGTAAATCCTGTTGATTATCAAGTTGACGCATTTGTTGATCAGTTAGACCGAAATGGTAACGTGATTAAATCATACACATTCAGAGGAATGTTTCCAACAACTCTGGATGACATTGCGCTATCTTATGGGGACAATAATACCGTAGAAAGTTTTACTGCTACTCATAGATACCAATACTTTGAAACAAATACTACTACTTAATACCATTATAAGTATTAGTAATAGGAGAAACTAAATTATGGCTGAACTGTTTGGGTTTAAAATAGAGCGACTGAAAGGTCCCTCAACCGATCCAAGACAAAATATAGTTCCACCTCAAGCAGAGGACGGCACACAAACCGTCCCTGCTGGTGGGTTCTTTGCGTCTTATGGTGGGTTTGATGTTACTGCTCGTAACGAATTAGATTTAATAAGAAGATATAGAGAAGTTGCTTTACATCCCGAGTGTGATCTCGCAATTGAGGATATAGTATCAGAAGCAATTGTATCAAACGAAAATCAACAATCTGTACAAGTAGATTTAAGTAAAATAGAGTATAGTGACTCTGTTAAGAAAAAAATTAGAGAGTCTTTTAGTGAAGTTTTAAAATTATTAAACTTTGATATAAAAGGCCATGACATCTTTAGAAGATGGTACGTAGATGGTAGATTATTCTATCATAAGATCATTGATAAAGAAAGTCCAAGACTAGGAATATCTGAAATAAGATATATTGATCCTAGAAAAATCAAAAAAATTAGAGAAGTAAGAAAACAAAGAACAGATGGTATGCCATCTTCATTTGCTTTTGAGAACAAATTTCAGGAATATTATATATTCAACGAAAGAGGAATACACCCAACTGCTACATCTAACGCAGGTGGGTTAAGAATAGCAACAGACGCTATTGCTTATTGTCCATCAGGATTAGTAGATCAGACTCATAATCAAGTTTTATCTTATTTACACAAGGCAATTAAACCTGTCAATCAATTAAGAATGATTGAAGACGCTGTTGTAATATACAGAATTGCTCGTGCACCAGAAAGAAGAATATTCTATATTGATGTAGGTAACTTACCTAAAATCAAAGCTGAACAATACTTACGAGATGTTATGGCAAGATATAGAAACAAGTTAGTATATGACGCTTCCACAGGTGAAATAAGAGATGACCGAAACTATATGAGTATGTTAGAAGACTTTTGGTTACCTCGTAGAGAAGGTGGGAGGGGTACAGAAATCACTACATTACCTGGTGGTCAAAACCTAGGTGAAATACAAGATATAGAATACTTCCAAAAGAAACTATATCGTTCACTTAATATACCAATCAGTAGATTAGAAGGTGGTCAAGGTTTCAATCTTGGTAGAGCTGCAGAAATTAGTAGAGATGAAGTTAAGTTTACTAAATTTGTAGGTCGTTTAAGAAAGAAATTCTGTATGTTATTCCACGACCTTTTAAAAACACAATTAATTTTAAAAGGCGTTATTGCACCCGAAGAATGGGATTCAATGATGGGAGATATAACATATACTTTCTTACAAGATGGTTACTTTGCTGAATTAAAACACAGCGAAATGATGAGAGAAAGAGTACAACTTGCTCAACAATTAGAAGGTTACGTTGGTAAGTATTTCTCTAACAATTACATTAGAACAAAAATATTAAAACAAAATGAACAAGAACAAGAAGAAATTGACAAACAAATTGAAGAAGAAGGTGCTGAAAGTCAGCCCGAAGAAAACCCCATTACGCCTAGAGAAAAAGAGGATGATGGTAAAGAAGAAAAACCGACATTAGGAGATAAATAATGAGTAAAGAGAATATAGGTAAATTCGTTAATTCGTTACAAAAAGGAGACAACACACAAGCTGCAGATGATTTAAAAAATGCTCTTGCAGATAAAGTTTCGTCTGCTTTAGATGACGCAAAAACTGATGTGGCAAGATCGGTATTTACAGGCCAACAAGGCGCAGACGCTCCAGAAGCAAATGTGTTTAGTGGCAATGATATAAGTGCTGAAACTCCTGCAACACCAGAGGCGTCAAGTGATGAAGTGGCTCAGTAATTTTATAAAAGATAATATAACTGAAGCAAACGATTACAAACGTACTAGGCAGTATAACAAACTCACGCCTAAAATGAAGCGTGCTGTTGATATGGTGTTTAGAATGGCTGACAAAGACGGTGACGTTATTGCAAACTTTGAAAAGAATGTTAATAACGCTGCAAAACAATTCGGTGTCAGCAAACAAGATTTAATGAATTATTTTGACAAAGAAACATTAACAATTTTAAGGAGATAGAAATGGGAACATTTATACTTAAAGGTACAGCTGTTGCAGGTACTTTATCTGATAATGATATTGGTAAAGCACACTTTGTAAGAATAGTTGCAACTGCTGGTACAAATACTATCACGGTTAAAGATGGTAGTACTACATTAGGTACAACGTTGTTACACTCTGCTGGTGATGAAATCACTATAGAGAAACATGCTAAACATACAATTTCATCAAGTGGTGCTGTAAGTGCTACTGCTGTTGGCGTAGGACACTAATATGGCTGACACGGTTTCAACACAAGTATTAACAGATACAACAGGCGTAAAATTTGGCGTTAAGTTGACTAATTATTCTGACGGTACAGGCGAAACATTAGTCAAAAAAGTTGACGCAAGTACAACAACTTTTATGACTGAAGACGGTGAACGTAAAATATCAAAAATCTTTTATTCAATTAATACTGCTAATCCTAAATCAGCAGTAGAGTTGATATGGGAAGGTGCAACTAATGCCACCGCAGTTTTGTTGTCTGGTCAAGGTTTTTGGGACTTACGTGCTGACGGTAATGAGATAACAAACAACGCAACAACACCAACAGGCGATGTTTTATTATCCACAAAGAATTTTGCAAATGGTGATAATTACACGATTTTAGTGGTTTTCAGATAATAATTTGTATAAATATTAGAGAGAAATTAGAGATAGATACAAATGAAATTAATTACCGAAGAAATATCAAACGCAGAATATATTGTAGAAGAAGCTAATGGAAAGAAAAACTATTCCATTAAAGGTGTATTCATGCAATCCGATGTGAAGAATAGAAATGGAAGAATCTATCCTAAAGAAATCTTACAAAAAGAAGTAGCTCGTTATAATAGAGAGTTTATTCAAAAAAATAGAGCTTTTGGCGAACTTGGTCATCCTGATGGCCCAACGGTAAACCTAGAAAGAGTATCGCACATGATCAAAGCTCTCACTCCAGAAGGCAGTAATTTTATAGGTGAGGCACGTATTTTAGAAACCCCATATGGAAAAATAGTGAAAAGTTTAATTGATGAGGGTGCAAAATTAGGTGTTTCAAGTAGAGGAATGGGCACACTTGCAAATGTAGGTGGTGCTAATGTAGTTAAAGACGATTTTTACCTTGCAACCGCAGCTGATATAGTTGCAGACCCAAGTGCTCCAGACGCTTTTGTAGAAGGCATTATGGAAGGCAAAGAGTGGGTTTGGAATAATGGGATATTGACAGAGCAAGAAGTAGAAGAATTAAAAGTACAGGCTGAAGAAAAGATAAAAAGAGAGAAGATAGCAGAAGTTAATGCTAAAGTCTTTGAATCTTTTCTTAAAAAGCTGTAATTTTATAAATAGTAATTGACACATTCCGTTAGGAATGGTGTAATTATTGCAATAATTAACAACTAAAGACTATTGAGGAGATAGAACAATGGCTGATAATAAAACTGTGGCAGATTTGCCAACTAAAAACGCCGCTCCAGCTGAACCAGCAAAGTCGTTACAGGCAACTGTACAACAAGTGATGAACAAAGCAATCACTTCACCGACTGACGCTAAAGTAGATTTCGCACAAGGGGTTAATCACATTACTGGTGACCCACAACAAAAAAGTGCAGGAGCAGCTGACCCTATGCCTACTCTAAAAGCAGAAAAAGAAGCAGACAAAGAAAAAGAAACTGTGGCTGCTGCTTACGAAGCTGACGAGAAGAAAGACGAAAAAGAAAAAGAAGACATGAAAGAAGTAGCAGACAAAAAAGATGATGAGAAAAAAGATGAAGTAAAAGAAGGTGAATTGCCTGCTGGTCTTAAAAAATACCTTGACAAGAAAAACGACAAGTCTGAAGAAAAAGAAGACGAGAAGAAAGATGTTAAGGAAATGAGTCACGCTGACAAAAAAGATCATAAAGAAGAAGACGAGAAGAAAAAAGAAGACGTTAAAGAAGTAGCTGAAAAAGACAAAGAAAAAGAAGTCAAAGAAGTTGCTGATAAAGAAGACGAAAAGAAAAAAGAAGTTTCTGAAGTAGCTGATAAAGAAAAAGAAGCTAAAAAAGAAATGATGACTGCTAAAGACAAAGTTAAAAACATGGACATGAAAGAAGATGTTGCTGCTTTAACTGAAGGCGAAGAATTATCAGAGGAGTTTAAACAAAAAGCTGCTACTGTATTTGAAGCTGCTGTCAAAGCAAAACTCGTTGAAGAAATTGAGAATTTAGAAGGCGAGTATGAAACTAAAGTTAACGAAAAAGTTTCTGAAGTTAAAGAAGAAATCGTTGACAAAGTGGATGCTTATCTAAACTATGTCGTTGAGGAGTGGATGAAAGAAAACGAATTAGCGATAGAAAAAGGCTTAAGAAATGAGATTACTGAAGATTTTATCGGTGGTCTTAAATCTTTATTTGAGTCACATTACATCAATGTTCCACAAGAGAAGTATGATGTAATTGAATCTCAAGCTGCTGAAATAGAGAAGTTAAAAGAAGACATTAACAAATCTATGGAAAAAAACATTGAGTTAAATCAGAAAATTGCAGAGTCAACAAGAGAAGACATTATCAAAGATGTTTCATCTGACTTGGCTGCAACTGAAGCTGATAAACTTAAAGGTTTAGCAGAAAGTATTGAATATAAAGACGCTGAAAGTTTTAGAAAGAGTGTAGAAACATTAAAAAATTCTTACTACCCTAAAGCAAAAGCGAGTGATACTGAATCTAATGAAGTAGCAGAACAAAATGCTGGTTCGCCAAGTGTTAACTTGTCTGAATCAATGGCTGCATACACTGCTGCAATTAGTAAATCAAAAAAGAATCCTTATATTAAGTAAGGGTTTTTAGTTAACTAAAAAGAAGGAGAGATAGAAAAATGTTTTTATCTGAATCAATACAAAACAAGTGGCAGCCCGTTTTAGACCATCCTGATCTTCCAGAGGTTAAGGATAGTTATAAAAGAGCCGTTACTTCAATGGTATTAGAGAACCAAGAAAAAGCGTTAAAAGAAGACGCTGCTTTTTTATCAGAAGCTGCACCAACTAACGCAACAGGTTCTTCAATACAAAATTGGAATCCTATTTTAATTAGCTTAGTAAGAAGAGCAATGCCTAACCTTATCGCTTACGATATTGCAGGCGTTCAACCTATGTCAGGTCCAACAGGCTTGATTTTCGCTATGAGAAGCAGATATACTTCTCAAAGTGGTGGTGAGGCTCTTTTTGACGAAGCTGATACAGATTTTTCTGCTAGAAACAAAGCAGGATCATCTACAAGTGGGGCTTCCGCTGTAGCACAAACTGGTGAAAACCCAGCTGTACTTAACGACTCAATCGGCACATCTACTGGTTACACAACTGGTACTGCTATGACTACTGCTTACGCAGAAGCTCTAGGGGATGCTGCTGGTAATAGTTTTGCTGAAATGGCGTTCTCAATTGAGAAATCAACTGTAACGGCAGGAAGCAGAGCGTTAAAGGCTGAGTACACTATGGAATTAGCACAAGACCTTAAAGCAATTCACGGCTTAGACGCTGAAACTGAATTGTCAAACATCTTATCTGCTGAAATCTTAGCTGAGATCAATAGAGAAGTTGTAAGAACAGTTTACAGAACTGCTGAAGTAGGTGCTGCTGATAACGACAACTCACATGCTGCAATTAACACAACAACTGCTGGTATATTTGACCTTGACACAGACTCTAATGGTAGATGGTCTGTTGAGAGATTTAAAGGTCTTATGTTCCAATTAGAGAGAGATGCAAACACAATCGCTCAGAGAACCAGAAGAGGAAAAGGTAACATGATTATCTGTTCTTCAGATGTTGCCTCTGCATTACAAATGGCGGGTGTTTTGGATTACACTCCTGCATTAAACAACAACTTAAACATTGACGA